TAGCTTCTAAAGAGCTAGATCAACTACAGAACCTAACTAAGTAATTAGAGGTTCATTTCGCCAATCTTAATCGAAGCGATCAACTATAGGAGAATCTATGAAAGTAGATAAAACAGTACAAGGTGCTGCTGATAAAATATCAGGACTACTGAATCCTCAAGAAGGACAATCAGAACCTGAGAAAACTCAACCAGCTCCACAAGAACAAACAGAGCCAGTAAAAACTGAACCTGTTGCTGAAGAAGTTAGCAAATCCGAGACTGAGGAAGCTAAACCTGAAGCTGAAAGTTCTGAAACACAAACTGAGACGGAACAAACCGAAGAACAAGAAATTCAAAAACCTTCGCTCCACCGAGTCAAAGTACAAGGTCAAGAGCTAGAGGTCAGTTTGGACGAATTGAAATCAGGTTATTCAAGAGACTCAGATTATAGACAAAAGACTCATGCTTTAGCTGAAGAGCGAAGAATGCTTGATGAGCAAAAGACAAGTCTTAGTCAAAGTTATGACGGCAAACTTAAAGAATTAACTGATTTGATAGGTGCTGCCGAGTCGTACATCGGTCAATCTTCTAAGGAAGATCTTCAGAAAATGTATGAAGAAGATCCAACACAAGCTGCTAAGATAGATTTTCAACAGCGACAGCAAAGAGAATCTTTCAATAATCTTAAGCAACAAGCTGAAGTAGTTAAACTACAACAGTACAATCAATACTTAGATGAACAAAAAAGACTCGCTGCAACAAAGATTCCAGAATATAGCGATCCAGTCAAGGGAGTTACATTCAAAAATCAGATGAAGAACTCTTTATCTGAATATGGATTCAACGATCAAGAAATAGGTTCGTTAGCAGATCATAGATTCCTAATGGTTCTAAGAGATGCAATGGAATACAAAAATCTTAAGAGCAAACCAGTTACTAATAAAAAGGTAACTACAGCTCCAAAGGTTGTTAAATCAGGAACTCCAAAAATGGAGGATTCTAGACGTGCTGCTGTTAAACAAAAAATTGGTAGATTGAGAAGATCAGGTAAAATCAATGATGCTCAGTCTGCTATTCTTGAAATAATCGGAAAAAAATAAGGATAAAACATGGCACAACCAACAAACACATTTGATACTTACGATGCAGTAGGTATCAGAGAAGATTTGCAAGATGTTATTTATTCTATCGCTCCAACTGAAACTCCTTTCATGAGTGCAGCTGCGAGAGAGCAGATTAAAAACACTTTGCATGAGTGGCAAACGGATTCTTTAGCTTCAGCTTCTACATCGAACGCTGTAATTGAAGGTGACGAGGCTACTTTAGATGCATCAACTGCGACTGCTAGAATTGGTAACTTTACACAGATCATGGATAAGACTGTTGTAATTACTGGTACGCAAGAAGCAGTAGATAAAGCTGGTAGAGCAAGTGAACTTGCATACCAAATTGCTAAGAAATCCAAAGAGTTAAAAAGAGACATTGAGTCTACTTTATTAACTAACCAAGCAAGAGCAGCTGGTAATTCATCAACTGCTAGAACGTTTGGTTCAATTGGTGCTTGGATTGCAACGAATGACAACCTTGCTTCTGATGGATCTTCTCCAACAGCTTCTGATGGTTCTGACGCTAGAAACGATGGAACACAAAGAGCTTTAACAGAAGATATGCTTAAAGAAGTAATCAAAGGAACATGGAACTCAGGTGGTAATCCATCTGTAATCATGGTAGGGCCTTTCAACAAACAGAAAATCTCAGGATTTACTGGAAACTCTACTAGATTCGATGCTTCTGAAGATAAGACTTTATACACTTCAATCGATGTGTATTCGTCTGACTTCGGTGATCTTGAAGTAGTACCTAATAGATTCTCTAGAGAAAGAGACGCTTTAGTACTAGACATGGATTACTGGGCAGTTGGGTTCTTAAGAGACTTCACAATGCATGAACTTTCAAAAACTGGTGACTCAGAGAAAAGACAGCTTTTAGCTGAACTTACTATGATCTCTAGAAATGAAGGTGCTTCAGGTGGAGTATTCGACTTAACAACATCATAATCTATAAATGTATAGGGGAGTAACCTCAAAATACTCCCCTTGCATAAATCCAAATATGAAGTATTAAGAGGTCAATAATACGGAACATAAAAAGGAGAAAACATGAGAACATTAAACGACTATTTTTTAACTGCTGAGATCGAAGATATTAGTACAGCATCTTCTACATTTGTTGCAGTACCTGATGGTGGTAAAATAATTAAAATTATTACTGCTTTACAAGGTGCTATATCAGGTGCAAATGCTGGATTATCTTTTGAAATCGGTAATACAGCTGTAACTGGTGGTGGCATAACTGTTGCCCATTCAGGATCAGCTGCTGGAACTGTAGATTCGTCAGTACCTACTGCTCTTAACAGAGTTGAAGAAGATGGTACTATCGAAATAATTACAGATGGAGCTTCTACTGGAGCACAAAAATGTCTTGTTACATTTGTAATAAGAAGATAATTAATTAAGGGGAGAGCAATCTCCCCTAACAAATAAAAAGGAAACAATGGCACACAATCACGCATTAAAAGTAGTAAGTCACGAAAAAGTAAGTTCTAGTGGAACGTCTGCACAAAGTGCAGCTTTCGGTGGAAGTATATTTTTTGTTAGAATAGTATCTGATGTAGATTGCTTTATCGAGTTCGGTGGCAATCCAACAGCTACAGTAAGTAAAATATTTGTACCTGCAAAAGATGTAGAATATTTTAAAGTTTCTCCAGGTGAGAAAGTAGCAGTTATTCTTGCATCAGGAACAGGTAATTTACACGTATCACAACTATCTGAATAATGTCTATCCTACGAGGTAAGGATGCAGACGGAACTAAGTATTTCGTTGATCCTGATGGTAAACTTACAATCAAATCTACACAAGATGTAAATCCTATTCTGCAAAAGAATAAGAGATTATATACAATGAATGATGGTTATTCTAAAAGTAAAGACCTCAAACGTGTAGCTAGTATACCAAGCCTTGTATTACAGATTTGGGCCAAAGAATATAACGGATCTAATAATTGGTTTGCAATACCATTAGCAGAAAGAAGAAGAATTTTAAAACTAAAACTTAATAGTAACGAGTATCGTTATTTTAGAACAGCAGCAGGAAGATTATAATGGCATTATCAACATACACAGAACTAAAAGCATCTATAGCAAACTTCTTAAATAGAAGTGATTTGACTACAGAAATACAAAATGATTTTATAAAACTTACTGAAGCTGATTTTAACTCCAAGTTAAGAATAAGACAGATGGAGCAAAATGATGATATTACAATAAATGCTGAAACAGTAACTGTACCAACAGGATTTATTGCAGTACGATCATTTCATATATTATCAGGTGGTACTAAATATCACTTAGAATATATAACACCAGGAAACTTATTTGAAATCAAAGGAGGATCTACATCAGGTATGCCAAGAACATACTCGATAGAGTCTGATAATGGAACAGAAAGTTTTAGATTCGCACCATCGCCTGACACGAGTTATACAGGTAAGTTACAATATTACAAAGCTTTTACTGCTTTGTCTGATAGCAATACCTCTAATTATATTTTGGCAAGTCATCCTGCTATCTACCTTTATGGGTCGTTATATCATGCTAGTAATTTCATCGGTGGCATCGACCCTAACCAAACGCAACAATGGTTAGGTATGTATTCAGCAGCTATGGAAAGATGCGAAAACAACGATAGACAAGATTCATATGGATCTGCACCTGTTGTACAAAGAACAGATGTAAGCACAGATCTGTCATTCTATAGGAGAAAATAATGAGAAAGATTAATTTGAAAGGTTTAAAGAAAGTAAAAAAGAAAAAGAAAAAGAAATATCAAGATTTTCATTCAGATCCTACTGGTGGATATTTACAAGGTTCAAGGGTAGAAATGGATATTCCAAGTTTGGCTAAAGCACAAGCTAGATTAAATAAATTTATGAAAGGTTAATATGCAAGTACCTTTTGGAGAGTGGCTTCCTGATCAACCTAAACATTTGAATCCAGGTGCTAACGTAGCAACAAATGTATATTACGCATTAAATTCTTATAAAAGATTTCCCTCTTTAGTAGATTATAGCTCTAACAATATGGGAGCTGACGCTAGAGGTGGTGGTTCTTTTAGAGATAACTCAGGTAATGTATTTAACTTTGTTGCAAAA